TAACGTTACTCAAGCAGAAGTGGATCGCATTACGAACCACATTGACCAGCGCTTTAACAAGCTTGAAGCAAAGATTGACCAGCTTATTCAAGCGGGGCGATAATGCCAAGCAAGAGTAAAGCTCAACATAATTTCATGGCGGCGGTGGCTCATAACCCAGCGTTTGCCAAGAAAGCAGGCGTCCCACAGTCTGTGGGTAAAGATTTTAATGAGGCTGACAAAGGCCGTAAATTTGCAAAAGGTGGCGATATGAAACATGCAGATGTAAAGATGGACAAGAAGATGATGCAGAAGGCCGTGAACAAACACGAAGGCCGTTTGCACAAAGGTCAGCCCATGACCAAGCTAAACATGGGCGGCATGGCTTACTCTAAGGGTGGTTATACAAAAGCTGCTGATGGTGTTGCTACTAAAGGCAAAACCAAAGGCACTCAGATCAAAATGGCCATGGGCGGCAAAGCCTGTTAAGGAGTAGATTATGAAAAGACGTTACCAAGACGGCGGCGAAGTTGACGCAATGGAAGAGGCAAACAACCGATCCATGCTTTCTCCTCGTAAAGTAAGTATTGGCTCTGCCGATGAGGAAGATGACAAGCTTAATAGACGCACAATGGAACGAAGCCGCGATCTGCAAGACAGGATTTCGGCAGGGTCTGATATTGTTGGTAGACCTCAAGATGAGGGATACAGGCCAAATGCAGGTACTGCAAAAGAGCGCGCTATGCTTGAAGGCGCGTATGACTCGGGTAAAATTACTGAGTCTGGAGATCAAGGTTTTGGTGGTCCCGGCTCTAGCAGGGTTGTTAAACCTGCTGCAAAGGCTGCCCCCAAAGCATCTAAGTCAGAAGCCCGTGACACTGGCAGTGATATGGCTCGCATGATGAACCGCGCCAAGTCTGCCGAAATGCCTTCAGGCAAACCCGGCCGTGGTAAATCTGCTGAAATGCCGGCTGACGTATCTAAAATGTCTGCAAATGAACGCATGAAACGAAGCGTTGAAACAAATCTTTCTGGCGCTAGAAGTGGTAGTGGACCAACTGATAAGCGTTCTGCTAATGAACGTATTAAAGCAATGTTTGGTATGAAGTCTGGCGGTATGACTGCATCTAAACGTGGCGATGGTATTGCCCAGCGCGGTAAAACGCGCGGAAAGATGTGCTGATATGGCAACCGTAAAACCAGCTGCTAAAGTAGTTAAGTCTTTAAAAAAGGCTGGGTTTTACGGCGCCAGTAAACCCAAGCGATTGGGTATTATTAACAAAGTTACGACTAAACCCCAGCGGATAGAAATGGTTGACAAATTGTTTCTAGCCAAGAAAGCTAAAGGTAATCCAAAATGATGGCAAGCCGTGGAATGGGTGCAATGCGCGCCTCAAAGATGCCCAAAGGTGTACGCAAAGAGCGTAGGGATGACACAGACTTTACTGAATACGCTAAAGGCGGAGTCTTAAAAGAAGTAGATTCTGAAGATAATCCCGGTTTAGCTAAGTTACCTACAGACGTTCGTAACAAAATGGGATACATGAAAGATGGCGGGCCTATTGGCTTGTATGCCAATATTAACGCTAAGAGAAAACGTATCGCAGCTGGCTCTAAAGAGAAGATGCGTAAGCCCGGCTCTAAAGGTGCACCTACAGCTGACGCTTTTGTTCAATCTGCTAAGACTGCGAAAAAATAATGGCTAATCTATACGAACTTTTAATGGCCAAAGAACGTGGCAATGTTCAAGATGCGCCAAATAAACAGCGCATTGGCCAAGCTCCTTTGAACTTGCGCTCTGCTATGAAGTATGCCGTTGGCGGTCTTACTGACTCAGACATTAGCGCTTATGTCCAAGCAAATATTGGCAACCCAGCCGCTATTGCTCAAGCAGCTCAACAGTATCAAGTAACAGCAGAAGACTTGGCAAGAGCTACAGGCTACAGCCCACAAGAAGTTAAAACATACTTTTCTTCTGCTGGCGTTGGCGGCCCATACAGAGAGCCAGAATCAAGAGAAGAGCCGGTGCCTCCTCCTCCTCCGGGATATGAAGAGCGTCAACCTTTGCCTCCAGTTGAGCCTAGATATAGGCCAGAGCCACCGATGCCAATCGCGCCATCTTATCCACCGAATTACTTTGATCCACAACCAACTGCGCCAACAAATGTTGGCTATCCTCTTGCGCCTCCTGCCGGCAATATGCCCGGAGGCCCAGTGCGAACAAACCCAATGCCACCATCAAGTGGCTTGCTAGGATCGCTTGGTGGTTATGGACTTGGTGCTGGACAATCTTCAACAGGCCAAGCAGGGGGTGGTTTGGGTGCTGGCTTGCCGGGTCAAAGTATGCAAGGCCAAAGTCAAGGGGCCGGCATGGGTCAAAGCTTAGATTCTTTGATTAACTATCTTGCTGATTACCGGAAAAAAGCATGACAACTACAGGAACCACAGCCTTTAACATGGAGTTCACCGAGCTCGCTGAAGAGGCGTGGGAGAGAGCTGGCCGTGAGATGCGTTCAGGTTATGACTTACGCACAGCTCGCCGTTCTCTTAACCTGATGACCATTGAGTGGGCTAATCGCGGCATTAATATGTGGACGATTGAGACAGGGACAATTACTCTGACTCCGGGACTGGCCACATACGCTTTGCCTTTAGATACGATTGACTTGCTGGATCATGTGATCAGAACGCAAGCCAACAACTCGTCAACTCAGGCAGATTTGAGTATTACCCGTATCAGCGTTTCTACTTATGCAACGATCCCTAACAAGCTGGTTCAAGGCAGGCCGATCCAAGTCTGGATTCAGCGTCTTTCTGGTGAAACTAATCCTACTGATGCCGTACTTAGTGGCAACATCACATCGACCGACACATCAATCACGCTTAGTACGGTGGTTGGACTAGCTGGGTCTGGGTTTATCCGCCTTGGCACTGAAGACATTTACTACACCTATATCAGTGGTAATGTGCTGGGCGGTGTGTTCCGTGGCCAGAACAATACAACAGCTGCAGCACAGACAGATGGAACTGCGGTGTTTGTGCCCCAGCTACCCGCTGTAACGGTGTGGCCTACACCTGATAACTCACAGCAGTATCAGTTTGTGTACTACAGAATGCGCCGCATCCAAGACGCTGGCGCTGGTATACAGACATCCGATATGAATTTCCGTTTCTTGCCATGCGTAGTGGCCGGACTAGCCTACTACATAGCCATGAAGGTGCCTGAACTGCAAGGCCGTCTGGATATGCTTAAACGGGTCTATGACGAACAATATGCTTTAGCGGCTCAAGAGGATCGCGAGAAGGCTACATTGAGGTTGGTGCCTCGTATAGCGTTCATTGGTGGTGGTACTTAATGGCAACTCCGTTTGCATCCGGTAAATATGCTATTGCCGAATGTGATCGGTGTGGGCAGCGCTACAAGTTAAAGCAGTTAAAGATGGAGGTCATCAAGACCAAGCTTTATCAGCTAAAGGTTTGTGATGCTTGTTGGGATCCAGATCAGCCGCAGTTGCAGCTGGGTATGTATCCTGTTTATGATCCACAGGCTTTGTATCAGCCACGGCCAGACACAACATATGTGACGGCGGGTTTGAATGCAGCAGGTAATTTGACTGGTGGTTCACGGGACATCCAGTGGGGTTGGAATCCAGTTGGTGGAGCTGGTAGTTTTGATGAATATTTAACGCCTAACTACTTGGTTGCAACGGCATTTGTTGGTACAGTTACAGTAACAGTTTCATAGGAGCTAAACATGGCATATACACGATCAGCAGACGGAGTTGCTAAAAAGGGTAAGACTGATGTTCACATCTTCCCTAACAGCGGTCATTCTGTCAAAGAAACAAAGGGCGGAACAGGTAAGGGTAAGGGTAAAACCAACTCTGACATGAAGACTATGGGTCGTAATTTGGCAAAGATTGCCGCACAGAAGCGAGGCTAACATGGCTAAATACAGCAAGATGATGATGGGTAAAGAAGTTGGCGATGCCAAAGTCTATGCTCCTCCGCACACAATGAAGGGCGAGAAGGTTGTTGCTACAGAGAATCCCGGCTCTGGCAAGAACTTAAGCCGTGCTGATACAGTAGAAATGACTGTTGGTAATATCAACAAATCATCTGGTGGTGAGCCAAAGACGTCCGGCATTAAGATGCGCGGTACTGGCGCGGCAACCAAAGGCGTTATGTCTAGAGGCCCGATGGCATGAACTACGCCCAGTTAGTCACCGCAGTATCTGATTACTGCGAGAACTCTTTCCCGACTGATAATATGAATACGTTCATTAAGCAGGCGGAGCAACGCATCTATAACACAGTGCAGATTGCCAACTTACGAAAGAATATGACTGGCACACTGCAAACCGGCAATAAGTACCTGTCTGCGCCTGATGACTTTTTGTCTACCTACAGTTTAGCTATTTATCCATATAACACCACAACGGCTACAGGAACATCTGGAGCAAAGACAATCGTAGTTGCAAGTGCTACAGGTATTGAGGCTGGTCAGGAAGTTACTGGGACAGGGATTGGAACCAATGCAACTGTTCGTAGCATTAATGGAACGACCATCACATTAACAGTAGCCAACAGCGGGACTGTTTCTGGTGCAATGGTGTTTCAAGGCGACTATCTGTACTTGATTAACAAAGATGTAAACTTTATTCGTGAAGCTTATCCTTTGTCTGCTTATGCTTCGGAACCAAAGCACTATGCAATATTTGGCCCAAATTCTTCTAATGTCAATGAGTTGACGTTCATTGTTGGCCCAACGCCCAGTTCCAATTACCGCGCAGAACTGCATTTTTACTACTATCCAGAGTCTATTGTGACTGCAAGCACTACATGGCTTGGTGATAACTTTGATTCTGCATTGCTGTACGGCACAATTTGCGAGGCTTACACCTACATGAAAGGTGAGGCTGATATGGTTAAGTTGACTCAAGATCGTTATGTTCAAGCTATTGCCTTGCTTAAGAACTTGGGTGATGGTAAACAACGTGGTGATGCTTATCGTGATGGTCAGGTTAGGGTTGCAGTCTCATGAGTATTGTTCAGACCCAGACCACAAGCTTCAAGGCGGAGCTGTATCAGGGCGTTCACGACCTTACTACAGACGTCATCAAGATTGCTTTGTACACGGCCAGCGCCGATCTAAACGAAGCAACTACGATCTACTCGTCTACCAATGAAGTAGTGGCATCTGGTTACTCAGCTGGTGGGTCTATCTTGACGCCGATTACAGTAGCATCCTCTGGGTATACGGCCTATGTTGGCTTCCCTAATGTATCTTGGACTGCCGCTTTGACAGCCAGGTGTGCTTTGATTTACAACGTAACTCAGGGTAACAAGTCCGTGGCCGTGCTGGACTTTGGGTCTGACAAAACGTCAACGACAACTTTTACAATCACAATGCCAGTAAATGGCCCAACCACTTCATTGATTAGGAGTTCAAATTGATTGTTACCACCACCAAAGGCGAAATGGACGATTCTTTGCTTGAGAAAAAAGAAGGCTTCGTTGATAATGACAATGAACACACAACATGGGTTGAGTATTGGCATGAAGGTGAATTAGTTCATCGTTCTGTTCATGTGGAATTAAAGAAATCCGTAAGTTCTGTGGTAGAAGCCGCATCTTTTAATTAAGGAGCCTAATATGGCAAATACTCAAGCAATGACAACAAGTTTTATGGGTGAGCTAATGACTGCCACGCATAATTTTGGCACTGCCCCCGTTCGTGCAACCGGCGCAACTGATGCGTTTAAAGCTGCTTTGTATTTGGCATCTGCCACAATGAATGCCGCTACTACCGCCTACACAGTAACAGGCGAAGTGTCTGGTACTGGCTACTCTGCGGGCGGCGTAGCGGTTACATTTGCAACCCCTCCTACAGCTACTAATTCTTCTGCTACTGCGGGTGTTGCATTTGTTACGCCTTCGGCCAGCATCACATACACCACAGTAACTTTGTCTACAGCATTTGATGCCGTGTTAATTTATAACTCAACACAAAGTAACAAAGCAGTAAGCGTTCATACTTTTGGTTCGCAGACAATTACCGCTGGTACGTTTACTTTGACAATGCCAGCGAATACAACTTCGACTGCTTTGATCCGTTTGGCTACAACTTAATAGGACTGGCGGGGTAACTCGCTAGAGTCGCCATGTTTGGTATCTCCGCATTCGCCGAAGCGCCGTTCGCCTCGCTTGCGGGGCAAGCAACGGTAGTAGTTGCACTTACTGGCGTTTCTTCATCGGGCGCAGTAGGAGCGGTTGCGGCTGATATCTCGGTATCTTTAACAGGAGTACAAGCAAGCGGGGAAGTTGGGACAGTAACCGCTT